TGTATTTATGATAATCTTGTAATCAATATCACGGAATTATTAAAATAAAAAGGTGCTTATTTAAGCACCTTTTTAGTGGACTAGACGGGAGTCGAACCCTCATACAAAAGTTATAGAACGGCTTATTTATTGGATTATTAATTTTCGTGTCATCTTTCGTGTCATCTAACTATAGCTTGTCCAAAAATTCTTTCTTCCACTTCTTATCATCTACCCAGTATGCCGGACAAGCTTTTCCAGTTACATCAAAGTGCCGGACAACGTGTGCCTTATCGATGTTATATTTCTTCATAAGTTTTTTCGTGAGTGTAACAGCATTCTGAATCGTTACTGCTGACGCTCCAGCTTTTCCGTCCTTTACAGTATCGCACAACTCGATGTTGATTGAGTTGGCATTTGTGCAAAGTCCATACTTTTTTCCACCGCCTGTCTTCCCACAGTTCGGATATTTTTTCCCACCAACGGACCAAGCAATGTTTTTAAGCGGCACCGACTTCGTGTAAGAATCATCATCGACGAAATAATGTGCGCTGGCTTTGACCACATTATTATGGAAGTATTTCGCATTTGCTTCATCTGTATCGCCGTCATTGGCAGTGTAATGGATAACGATGTACTTGATGGATTTTAAACTTCTCTTATTTCCATAGTTTTTCGGATTCGCAAACAACTGCTTTGCAATTGCTTTGATTGCTTTTGTAATTGCCATGCTATTCCTCCTTAACTTCCGGGATGCCGGCTACACTGGTGAGCAATGATACCACGCCTGATACAATTGCAGATGATACAACCAGTTTCCAATCCACGGACGATACTACAGCGGCGGTACCAATCACTGCAACAGCAGTTTGTGCCATTGTCTTAACGGCACGGATGCCGGCAGCCTTAAACCATTTAACAGTGTCTACGTTTGCTTTAAATACACAATTCTTCATATTAAATACCTCTTCTTTCTTATTTGATATATTGAGCAATCATCGAAACCAAACCAATAGCAAGAGCCGTGGAAATTGTGCTGATGATTGCAGTTATAGCGACTGACTTATATTTTTTAACATCTTCTGCCGGTGCGCGTTCCATAACATCGACGCGAGCATCCATGCTATCAATCTTCTCATCCAAGGCGCACACATTCTCGTTAGTATGCTTTACTTCCTCGACCAACTGCACCATCGTTTCACTCATTGTATGTATCTCCTCAACAATTGGTTCTAGTTTATCGATTCTGTGTGTATTCGATTTAGCACGCGCTTCAACTCTGGTAAGCCGACGCTCGTTATAAGTTTTAGACCACATGATTTCACTCCTTCCGAAGTTTCCTAACTATATTGTAATGGATGCCAAGATTGATTTTGTACCAATTTAAAAGGGGCATCCAAAGATGCCCCTTACGCTGTCTGCTCTGCCTTTTCAATTTCTGCTCGCACCTTTTCGCGCCATCTCTCCGGTACATCATCAATTGTCATTTTCTTGTCTACCAAGATTCTGCGCACATAAAACTTAACCATGTCTTACACCTCACTTTCTGCGGCAATGCTTGCCAGTTCTTCGATTGCTTCTGCGTTTGCTTCATGCCCTGCTTTAAGCTCATCAATTGCCTTTTCCATTTCCGTCTTTGTCCGCAGCCTGATAGTAACCGTGTAAGTTCCATCTTCCTTACCTGCCTCGTCCGTATTCGGTGCGTATGTAAACCCATCACACTTCAGATCGGTATACTTTCCAGATACCTCATCATTGTGTGTAAATGCGACTTCCGCAAGGTTGTCTGCAGTAAAAGCATCCGTGATTGCTTTAATTCCATCAAAGTCTTTCGACTGAATCTGAATATTGCCGAGACTCGCTCCTTCAGCAACCTCGAACTCTGTTTTGTTTTTCAGGATAATTTTGTCCATTTTTATTACCTTCCTTTCTTTAACCTAAGTGGATAACTAACGGCATATATCTAATATCAGATAATATCTGACTTGTACGTCCTGTGAATCTAATGGATAGATTCCATACTGATGCACTATTTGACAAATTGCATCGAATTAGTGAACCTTGTATATCAATATTCTCTCCATTAAGTGTATTTACATCAACAATAACAATGCTATTAGCAGGTAACGATAATGAGACCGTAAGATTAGTAGCCGTTCCTGCAGGATACTTTATGTTTTTGACCCTATAGCCGCCATTGTCTATATCCCAATCGGTTTGTACACTTATTACATCGGAACTATTGTTGACTATACAAAACGGGTTTCCAGTAAATATGTTTTCGATGCCAAATGATGGTATTTTCTTACTATTTAGACTGCCGTTTAAATCGCTTATCTGCTTTGCAAGCGTACCATCCAGATTCGGATTAGCTTGTCTAGCGTCTAGCGCATACCCGGTTTCTGTTGTTACCTGGTTATTTACGATACTTTCCGGTTGCAGTGCGCTTCCGATTTTATCCTTTAGCGTATCCGCCAACTTGATTACATTGTTGACCTGATCCATTGTAAGAGTCGTGCCATCAATGCTTACCTTAAGGGTTCCATCTTCTGCAATCGAAAGTCCGTCTGCCGGTTTCACAATCCCGGCATCCTCTTTCGTTGCGATTGCACCGGCACCACCCACAATCGACTTCGACCAATATTCCGTATTGCTTGTTGCCGTTCCTGCAGGCACTTCCTTTTTTGCGAAATAAAGCGTATTGTTATAAGTCACTGCATCCAATCTCTTATATGTAGCATCTGCGCTCCAATCGCCTTTTGGCACGATTGCTACTCTTCCTGCTATAGCCATTTAAGCCACCTCCCAATTCAAATTTCCGTCATCATCAACGGTAAACACATCTGCTGTGTTATCTGTATAGATCAGCTCGCCGTCCTCATTCACATCAAATGTTGCCAGATGAGCTTTTTTATCAATGTTATCGCTGTATTCCTTGGCCTTATCCGCATACTCTTTGGATAGATTAGCTTGTACCGTGGATTCCTTTTCTGACGCATCCGCAGCGGATGCTGATGCTTTCGCTTTTTCGGCTTCAACTTTAACATCTGCCAAGAAGTTCGGCTGCAGCATATCTTCCGTAATGGAACCATTCTTTACGATAGCTTTGATTTTGCCGTCTGTAATCTCAAATGCGATCGTATCGGAATCAAGAAATTCATATTCTGTAATCAGCGAAGATAAATCCACGTTCTGCACTGTGCCATCGTCAAGCGTGATTACTAATTGTTGTGTCTGCGGATTATACTTGAAGTTGACCGCCAACTTTTCTAATTTTGTATCGATAACAGCCTTGGAACCGTTCATCTTTACCACAGTCAGCGTACCGTTGGATTCATCCCAAAGGATTTCCTTTACAAGTTCGTTAGCCCTTGTCAGATCAACCTTGGATGCATCCATAGCAACCACACGATCATCCAGGTTATCAATGCCGGCTTCCATATTATTTAACCGCATGGCATCAATAGCTGTATTCTCGCTTGGAAAATTCTCCCAGTATGTCCGGCTATAAATTTTCTGCATGGTTCACACTCCTTTCTAACGCTGATAATCTTTGTTCAAAATCACTACATCTGTTCTGCAGTTTCTGTATCATGGCAGTGTTAAGCGCAATAAACTCTTGATAGCACAATGTATACATATCATTTGCGCCACCATTCCGCTCTAAGAAATTTTTCCATTCCTCGTTAGATTCAAAATCTTTTTCGGAGAATACTGTATGTTCCAGTCCGTAAAACTCATTTTCAGATATGTCACAATCCGTCATTGCCTGTTCGACATCCTGTGCAACAAATCCCATGTGCATTTTCTCATCATTTTCTATAAGCCGATATTCCATCGGTTGTAACAACTCGAAAAATCTTTCAAACCGATCATCCTCTAACAGCTTTCGGAAATCTTTTTTCTTTCTGCGGTCAGACGTTGTTTTCCAACCACCGGAAGAATACCCACCAGCAAATGGATTGGGTGTAGTTCCACAATACACAGAACTAGAACTTGGAATTAAGTTTCCGTTGTCTGAAATGTGTACGTAATCACTTACTCCAATACCTTTTAAATAATATGCTGTCGACGCCATGATGCACTGTCTTGCGCTTTCTGCAGTCGTTGCCGAATCTGCAGATGTTGCATGGTCTGCCGTGCTCGCATGATCCCCTATGACTTCCCCATTCTGATCTGTTACAGTGTCTAGGTCAATGCGTATGTTTTGCAGCATGGGTCTGCCCCTTCCGTCAAGCCCGATAATTGCAATATCATCGCCAAGTGCTGTTGAATCAAAATCCAGTGAATCCACGATGGTCACTTTTCCATATTCATCAAGCCGGAAATTCGTGGAATCAATGGTTAGCGTGTTTGACTTAAAGTTTATCTGTCCGGATTCAATGTTTACATTTTCCGGGCTCATGGCAAACTTGCTTCGAATTTCATCTTCCCCGACCTTTCTGCTCACTTCCATCTGAATAGAATCGGCGGTTTCTTTAAACGAAGATTCCAATTTGCCCTCTGCATCTGTAGCACGCTTTGCTTCTGTAGCAATCAATTCATCCGTCTGTTCGAATCTCGTAGAGGTATTTTTTTCTAAGTCCCCATACTCTGATAACAGATGATCGGCAGTTTCCTCCAGAGTATGTGTTCGTCTCTTTAATAACTCGACCGTTTCACGCGTGGTTTGGTTCTGCACGGCATGTTTTTCTGTTCCTGTAGACAAGATCGCGTCACGCTTGCTTTGCACACCAGTAAGGGTTCGCTGCAGAATATAAGACTCCACAATCTCCCGGCTCGTATTAAACCGGATTGGATCTCCCAACTCTAAACACGGATTCCCCACACATTCGCTGCTCTTTATCGGGGTGTATGCTGCCTGTGCAATTACCGGCAGCAGATTATTCGCAATCTGCTTCATTTCAGCCCCAGTCTTGTCGCTTATAAGGAAGTTGCCGGAAATAACATAATTGTTTCCAGATGTTCCCACAATAGCCCCAGCAGTAGAATCATCTGCCCGAATCTCCAACTGTGTTATTGCTTGGCTTTGGAACGCTTCATAGTCAAATGTGATATAATGCCCAGTCATACTTTCAGTGTTTGCATCCGATGGAAAGAGATCTTCCCGTGGATACAGATCTTCTGCCGGATACAATGCAGATGTAATCGCCTTTAAAATCACATACTCAAATCTGCCGCCTCTCCCGATATTGCCAAATGCCCCGTTGATCTCACAAATCGCTTCGATGATTGTCTTGCCGCTTATCGTAGCTTCTGCAGTCACACTGGAATCATCGGACTGTGTAGTTACCAGCGTTTTGTTTACTGTCATGGAATCGTTGACAAGGCTTGTCTCTTTCTGTTCGATGCCGAGATGCATAAAAAAACTGTCACGAAACTGTTTAAGGGTCATTGGAAATGTCAATCCATCATACCAGCTTTTCACATCTGCGTTGATTATGTCATACATGGCATCATAGGCAACGATCTGCCGCTTGGTACGATCAGCGGTCGGGGTATCAGACTGTACCGTATATGTGCCATACACAAACGGATCATTCTCATTCCCTTCCAGAGTTTCCGTCACACGTAGCTTCATGCCTTTTGTGGCAATTGGTACCTCACGTCCGGTAAAAGAAATCTGGTTCGGCAAGCAAGAACCGAATTTCAGTTCCGTGCCGTCATTCAGAGTTTCGGTCAATGTGAATGTGTCCTGCTCTCTCGTGGAGTTGTCAATCACATGCTTTGTTCCGATTACTTCTATATTAAGTTGCTTATCAATTGAGCTTGCATAATAAAGCTCCTTGTTTTTACCACTTATCATAAAATCGCACCGCCATATCCGATAAAAGCTATTCGCCAGCCATCATATTCGATCTTCTTTTCATCTGCATACGCCACAATGGGTGTAAGATCAGGCACATAACAGTGCATCGTCACATACCGCATAATCTCCGGACACCAAACTGTCACCAGGCACTTTTTCTCCCGCCGCTGTTCCACATACTGGCTGTTTATGTTTTTCATAAACGCATCAAATTTCTTTTCATCCATTTCCGGTGTCTGCCACTCCGCTTTAATCACTTGATTTTTCAGGGCGGTTCTATGTAATACCCCATTATCGTCGTTGTAGGAATCCTTGTCCTGCCCCAGGAGAGGGGACTGAAATGTGCTGGCCAGTATACAGTCAAATGGGACTGTATAATTCCCGACTTTAATTAAATAACCGCCGTATCCCATTCAATCCACCTCCTAAAATAAAAATGCTGGGTTTCCGGTTGCCCGGTAGTATTCATTGGCTTTTTGCTGCGTCACACGGAAGATTCCATTCGGATCTCCTTCCACTTTAAACAGAACATTTACATTCTGGTTCCCGGTTGCCATTACGGATCGTACCGCACGCGCAACTCCATCCGATACAGATGCCACAATCTGGTCATTGTTCATAACGGACGTATGTCCTGCAATTGTTCCGACAAGCTCCGGTCCTGCTTCACGCGCGATAAAAAGCTGTCCTGCCGGTGCGTTCTCAGTTCCGACTGCATAATGTGCTATGTTATGCCACATTCCACCGGTATAGATGCCGCCGCCAGCTTTCTTAGATGGTTTTTTCTTCGATGAAGAATTATCATTTCCAATTCCAAGCCAGTTCTTAAAACTGCTCCATCCATCTTTTATCAACTGGATTCCAACTTTTACCGTGGTTCCCACAAAGCTGTTTATTGATTTCCAACCGCTCTTATATAATTTCACGGCTACTTTATCCAGCTTTCCTACATACTTATTTAAGGTAGTCCAGCCATCCTTTTTCAGTCCAAAGCCTTTTTTACCAATTTCTCCAACAAACTTAGATACTGTAGTCCAGCCTTTTTTTGCAAGAGAAAATGTTTTTTTACCGATCTCTCCAACAAATTTTGATACTGTAGTCCAGCCTTTTTTTGCAAGAGAAAAAGCTTTCGCCCCTATTTCTCCGACAAATTTCTTTAATGTAGTCCAGCCTTTTTTTATCAAAGAAATCGCAACATTTACTACAGATTTTGCACCATTAAATCCTTTTTGGATTAACTTAAGAGCTTCCTTTGCCAGCTTCGAAAAGCTAAATGATTTTATCTTTTCTTTCCAACCATCAATTACACCAAGGAAAATATTTGCTCCGAGTGGTTTCATTTTTTTCGCAGGAGAATGGATACCGAATGCATCTTTTATTCCATTAACAACCCAATTAAAGAAATCAACAAACGGTTCTGCAATGGCTGCAATAGCTCCGGCAAATCCATCCATAATGCCCTCAAAGATATAGCTTCCCATATCCATTATGTCTTTCCGGTTTCCATCAAATGCCGTTTCAAAATTTTTCTTCATTTCCGAGAAGAATCCGCCAGCTTCATCAAAATTAAACACATTTTCGAGAATATCGCTCATTTTAATGTGTTTTAATTTAAAGGAAATGTTATCAAATACAGCCGAAATCGGAATGGATAATTTCATTTCTTTTCCGTCCCACCCTTTAGATTTTCCGAACGGAGCCATAATCTTTTTTGGCAAATCTTTTATCCACTTAATAATCTTTGACGGAATATCATTTTCATCTAAAAACTTTAATACGGTAAAAGTAACTGTCATTACTCCTATAGCAAGAGCAGCATCTTTAAGTGTCAAATTTAAACCATTGTCCTTGAAGTAATCGCTTACAGATTTCTTCAAGGATTTACCCATTGATTTTCCAAATTTATTTATAGCTGCAGCCCCAAGAATTGTGGCTATGCTTTTAGAACTTAACGAACTAAGGAATGTACTCAATCCGTTAAAAATGTCTTTCCAACTTAGTCCACTGAAAAATCCAATCACAAACTGCCAGAATCCATCAACCCATCCGTTTATTGCTTCTGCACATTGCTTCCACTTGAATTCACGAAAGAATTCATTGAATCCATGAGCCATATTTTTCCCAAATGTCTTGAATTTAAATTTATCAGTAAATCCTTTTGATGCAAAAATTGCTGTATTCAACGACTTTGCGATAACGTCTGCGGTTGCTGTAAATACACTATTTCCTTTTTTATCCTCTGAGAATAATCCATTTAGAAATTCTGCAAAATCTTTTCCGAAATTTTCAGCTTTCGTGTAAATTTTATCCAACGGAATTTTCCCTATGGTATCTGTGATTTCCTGCCTTATAGTCTCTCCAAGGCCTTCCCAATCTCCGGATTTAATTGCTTCTCTGATTTTGTCCGCAAGATCAGCAATATTCTGGTCAATTGGCACCTCTTCATACAGATCGCCTACTCCACCGCCGCCACCGGAACCACCAGAACCACCGGAGCCACCAGAGCCGGAATCTTTATTGGAATCTATTACATTCAGCTCATTAAACGATTGTAGCTGTCCTTTTAATTTTTTCGCCGCCTTCGTAGCCTTATCTGCTTTCGAGGCGGCTGCATCAAGTCCAGCTGCATAATTCTTCGTTTGGGTAGTGGCTTTCGTCCAAGTCTTTTTTCCTGTCAATGCTGATATAAACTGGTTTACCTTATTGATTGCAGCTGTAAGCATATTTATAAGGTATGTGAGTGCCGGTCCGACTGCACTGATAATCGGAGCGGCTAACGCCCCGAATGCATTTTTAAGAGTTGCTACCGCGCTCACAAGAGCCGACATTTTTGCATTCACATCGCTGGAATACCTTGCCATGTTCTGGGTACCGTCTTTTACGGCAGAAATCATGGCATTCCATCCTTGGGTTATCCAGTTAAATACAAACAAGGAAAGCGCAACTCCTTTAATCCTGGACGCGAAGGTACTTACCAAACCGCTTGCTTTTCTGGTTTTTCCCGAAAAATTGTCAAGCCAGTTTCCAGTGTTCTTTCCTGCGCTCTTGGCACTGCCGGAAACCTTATTCTCTTTCGCAGCCAATTCTTCTTGTCTGCGCGCAAGTGTTTTCATCTGGTCATTCGTCTCGTGCAACTGGTTTTCCATCTTCTTATAGGCATCAGTTGCGCGGATTGCGCCCTTATCCAGATATGCCGTACCTTCTTTTGCCATTTTTGACTGGTATTTTTCAGCGGCTCGAATATCGGCTCCAACCTCTTCAATTTTACGATCAAGCGAATCCCATGCTGCACCAGATGTTTTTCCGCGTGCAATCATTTCCTGCTGCCGCTGTAATAGTTTATCAAATTCAGCAGTGGATCTATGTAACGCATCTGTAATATTCTTATATTCCTCTGTGGGAATCTTCTGGTTTTCCATCTGCCGCATCTTTTCGGTAAGATCTGCCGCTTTCTTGGCAGCCTTGGAAATTTGGTTCTCCAAACGTAGCATCTGGCTGGATGCGTTTTTCGTATCAATTTGTGTGTTTATTCTTATGCTGCCATCATAATCTGCCATCCGCTCACCTACTTTCTGCCGCGAATTTCTGCAATCATGTTATCATAATCGTCAATTTTGGCTTTTTCTTCTGCTGTGTACTCTCTCTTTTCTTCCGGCTGATCCAATGCATAGATCTTCTGTGCCTTGCGCAATGCCTTGCGATATTCTGCCGATGTATTGTTGTCCGGCTTCTCTTGTCGCTTCGATACCACCTGTAAAAAGCTGGATAGCTTATACGGCATATTCCAAAGCAGACCGCAGAACATCCACCAGTGCATATCCGTGGTAGCAAGATCAACTCCGTAGATCTGCCGGAAATCAGCATAGATGCGCCATTGGTCAACATCGTAGTCAACCACGCGTGTCTTGTCCCCGTCCGGGTCCGGGTTATCATGGAACCATCCGGAAAGGAACCACTCTACACATTCGCCAAGATCCTGTCCCTGTGGATGATCCCGAAGATACGCTTCCCCGTTCTCATCCGCATCTGCAAACATGAGCCACACGAACATATCGCTTTTCTCGTAATCCGTCAGTGCGCAATCATATTTTGCCTGCAGCATCTGGATGCCAATCGTAAAATCTGTATTCACTTTGTACCCGTGCCACTCTTCTGGCAGATCATCAAGAAAAACATTATTCATTCTTCTTTGCGTCCTTATGTTCCTGAATTAACTGGTTTTTGCTCTTGTTGCGTCTGTTTCTCCGTGCTTTACGGTTCGGAGAATACTTCCTGTGGATTGCTTCTGTTCTCGTCTTAAACAATTCGTTCATCACCGGCATTACAGTGTTCACGAAATCTACCAGAGCATCTTCATCCGGCACGAAATTCTCATTCAGTTCATAGCACTCATGGAAAACATTTTTAATGGTATCTTTTCCAAACAGTGCATCAATTTCCCGAATCATTCCTTCCAGAATACCAATGTGCATGTTCGAAGCATCCACGATAATATTCGTTTTCACATCGTCCGGAAGATCATCAAACTCTTTATGTTCGTATTCCTTGTACTTTTCTTTGTAGACTGCAATCTTATCCTCGCCGGAATTGACTACATCTTCCAGATTATTGGCCAGCTCCACAAATCTCTTTACTGTGGCCGCATCCGCCGTATTGATCAAAAGTGTTGTGATATGGTTCCCGTCCACGTCATTCACTTCGATTTTCTTAATTCCATTATCAAAAGAAATATTTTTAATATCTGCCATAAATTACCATCCTCTCTTAATCCGGGGCGCGAAAGAGAGGTACGCACCCCGAATATGTTAATTTTAATTAACACCTATTTTTAATCAGCATCCTTTTTCTTCCAAGTGAAAGAGCCATCCGGACCGATAGTGATTGTTCCAAGCTCCGGATCTCCATTCCCGTTGATCTGGATCGAGGATGTATGTGCATCCCCTCCGGCGCCACCGGTACTGGACGGGCACACCGTCACAGGAAACCGCATACAATCACCTGTTCCACCTGTAATATCTGTCTTGTAGAAACGGTAATAATTTGTATTGCACTTCTCACCAGTAGGCAGAGTTTTAAAAAGCGTGTCAATACATTTCTGCATCTCATCAGACAGATATTCACGGGATGGCGTCATGGAGAGCGCATATCCCTTTACCGTGTTAGATGCATTTTTCATGTTTACATACTGTTTAGATTCTGTGTTAGGTCCCAGATCTTCTGTGATCTCTGTGAATCCATCGCCCATCTCCGCAATTTTCTCTGCAGAGCCTGTAAGCGTTCCGATGTCTAATAAGGACACCATGTTGGTACGATCTAATGCCATGTATATTTCCTCCTGTTATTTTTTAAAAAAGTATATAAGTTGCATATTTACGCCGTATCCCATCTGCTTTTCATCCCGCATGATTGGCAGGACTACAGATGTACGGGTAATTTCCTGTAATGTCATGTGTGGATCAGCAAATTCAATCCCGGTATCTTCCAGCCATTTGCTCAAATTCTCCAGAACCATCTGTGCATCAATGGATGTTTTGTTGCTTGTTGGAGAACTGCGGTATACAATTTGGAATGGCATCTGTGCTGTATAGCTGCCACTCACATATTTCTTTATGTACCGCGCACCGGACAGTGGGTAAATTCCGATGGAAGTATCAACACTGATACTGTTCCACTTCACGTTTTTATTGCTTGCCTTAAACGTCTTGGGAAAGTTCGGATACTGCAAAATCAGATCCAGCACCGCATTCTGCGCACTTTCCGCGTCTTTTATGGTAAGTTTCTCTATCTCTTCCATCACACACCTCCAACCTCAAAATGCGGCATCACATACTCATATTTATCAACTGTTGTCACCTTGTATACAGAATCCAGATTGTCGTGCGCCCATTCGTAAATGCCGGAATCAGGAATCTCCAAGTCCATATGATCGCCATTGATGAAAAAATCATCTGTCGGGTGGAACGTGATATAGTTTGGCTTTTCATCGTCCGGAAGAGCATCCCACGCTTTCGGCTCCATGTATGGTTTAGGTATCTTCCCCAAGTCAACAAAAAGCTTTACTGCATCCGCGCTATCCATGCCGCTCTTGGTTACATTCGCGCCCTTGGTTTCCACAAGGTTCACATTCTCCAATAAGGTCAGATAGCACTTCTCTTCCTCGGTGTCCGGATCGCAGAAGTAGTTAAACAGCGTCACCGTGTCGTTGTAAAACAATCCAAGTCCCATCACTCCACCCCCGCATAAAGCAATCCCGTGCCGGACAGATACTCACATACCGTGTCGTAGCACAACCGGTTCTGTGCCACCTTATCTCCCAGCACCTTATCAACAAGTGTCTCGTTGCTTCCAAAGCTGATAGACTGACCGCCGGAGGACATCGACTTGACGTTGCCATTCTTAGGATCATTCGCATGAGCCGTCTTGTAGTCGATCTGATAGAGCAGATCTGCAAGCGCACACGTAGCTTTCTGAATCTGCTCGTCAAATTCTTCCTTTGCAGTATCATCAATATGCCTGTAGGTCAGCTGATCCAACTTATCGGCGGCTCGGTCTTCCCACTTGGGGAAAAGGGATTCCTTGATAGAATCCCCATAGTATTTTTCTTTGTAGAAGTCATATGTGGTATATCCCATCAGAAATCCCCTTTCCTTATGAAAAGTCAACAAGCAGGTTCTCGTTGAGTTCCTTGATGCCGTAAATGATATCAAAAGAGATCTTGTCCTGCTTATGGTCAGAGTCGTAATCGAATACAACACGAACACCCAAGCCATCGGCAGATGCAATGTAAGCGTTCTTGTTGCCCATCGGCAGTTCAAGGTTACGTGTTACAAGTGCAAGACCATTTCTGTGGAATCCAAGAGCGTGTGCCTTGCTTACGACAAACGCGTCTGTTTCAGCTACAGTTTCCGGAATGTTCTGATCCACTTTTACAGTTCCAGCACCACCGGAAAGTGTCACATTGTCGGTAACAGTATACAGATATCCATTAACAATCAGCTGATCTCCCTTGTTAATGGTTGCGGTTTCTGCCTTTCCAGAAGATACTGTGAACTGAGTGGCATCCTTGGTTCCTGCTACTTTGTATGAAGTAGCTGTTCCTGCCTTATCATTCTGATTTTCCGGGCAGTTCTGCGACATGAAAGTTTCGCAGGTGTAAACCTTGCCAATTTCAGACTCTTTCAAGGCAATAGAATCGCCCTTGTAGCACTGTTTTGCGAAATTGTCCAGTGTGTTGTACAGGTACAGAATAGTCGGCGGAAGGACTAATCGTCTGTCTGTACGTGGGGCTTTTGCCTGATCCAGTGCTTTACCTACGCCTGCGATATCCGTAATGGCCGGTGTCTTAGATACAGTTGCTTTCTTTCCAGCCTTAGAAATGCCTACTGCCAGAAGATCCGCATCAATCTGTTGTGCCATAGCCTGCATTGCTGGTGTTATCACCTGCTCAGAGAAGTTTTTAATGTCTAATGTCATTTCTTTAGACCCAACATTGACCGTGATATCTCTGAATCGGTCCATCTTAACGGTTACAGAACCCTCTGTAATGTCCTGCGCTTCTGTCTGTCCCGTAAAGTTCTTAGCCACAAACGTAGCCGGTTTTCGTACAGTGATGGTATCTCCAACCTTTACAAACTCACTGGAATAATCTCTATGTACAAGATTCGCCATTGTAAGGTTGCTCTGCAGTACCATCAATGCTTCATTTGCAATAATCTGCGGTGTTAAAATTTCGTTTGCCATAATATTCCTCCTCAAAAAATTATTGATTCTGCTCACGCCACTTCTTGTACGTAGCAAAATCCATCTTATTCGGATCACCAGTAATCGGCTCGGTATGAGTGCCGCTTCCCATCGGTGTAGTAAATGTTGCCTGATTCTGATCGCTCTGCCGGCTCTGCTCGTCAATAAATGCGCCTGCATCATTCTTTTTTGCTTCATCCAGCAAATCATTAAAACCGATCAGTTTCCCATCCTTCACCGTCACGCTTGCTGCAATGTCTGCCATAACAGCTTTCTTTGCAGATTCAGAAGAAAATTTAATATCCTTGAAAGCCTTTTCCAACAAATCGTTTTTATCGCGCTCGGCAATTTTGGCATTGAAATCTTTTTCTGCCTGTTCCGCTTTTCTTTTCCACTCGTCACGATCTTTCGTGATTTCGTCAAAATCTTTGCCCTCGAACCCTTTCAAGGTGTCCTCCGCGGTATCTGCGCGCTTTTTGTAGTTGTCACGCTCGGTTTCAACTTTCGAGATCTTCTTATCAAGTTCCTGCTTGGAATACAATTCCTCACCAATACTCTTCTTGATAGATTCCTTCTGTTCGTCCGTGATCTCAAACCCAATTTTTTCCAACTCGCTGATAATCTTTACCATGTCTCTTACCTCTCTCTTTCCAAGTTGTTGCTCCGGTCAGTCCGGCACAAGTGAGTTGCTATTTACTCCATAGCTGGCAAAAAACAAATAAAAAGGCACGCCCAAAACAGGACGTGCCATATCGGTCATCCTATAATTGTTGTAGGGTAGCGAACAGATTCCTACTCTCCGTCCGGTGCTTATTTATTTGTTAAATTTATTGTAACACAGGATTATAAAAGATTTGTACCAATTTTGACACGCAAAAAGCGCCTGTATTTCAAGACGCTTTTAACGAGTTTATGAATAAAAAGGAGGTTTAGCAGATGACCAATGAGAAGAAATCCATCTGTATTATTATCATACATCATATCCGACTTGGATTTGTACCAAACTCTCAATTATCTCTTTGAATTCTATCATAAATCAGTTGCAATTCCCTGCCGGTATTACTCGGCTCATCCTCATGCTCCAGAATATCGTCGATAATCAAGTCATCTATCATCTCCAAAATATCTGTGACGCTTTTAACAGATAACATTTCATGTATATTCAGGATATATTTTTCTAATGTCTCTATATCTTTTTTTGCAATATTCATAATATCATTTCTCCCTGTGATGTGGATTTACCTGAATCAAAGTCATAGTAACCGGATTGATTGTTACTTCTGCATTTTTGTATATAAATTTCTGACTTGCCGACGTCCCGGAATATCTCACCGGTCTAATTTCTGCTTCTGGTGATGTAAGTGCCTTTACAACATCATCCACTGTAATGCCATTTCTCCGCTGTTCAACAGATCCAATAACCCTATCTATACAATGAAGGGATCTTCTTTTTAATTTTATACCATTTGAAGTAGTAAGTCCAACACATTTATCCTGTAATTCCATAGCTGTCTTTCGGTACATGCCATAATCTGCCAATGGTGACACATCGCCCCTCTTTACGGCCTCTGAATAATGAGTAAATAATTTCTTTTCCGACCGATCTGACATTATCCTCGTGAATTCCGATTTGCTAACCATATTCTTACCAAGATTTGCTTCATACGATGCATACTGTTCATTCTTGTATGCCGTCGCTCTGCCGTTTGCCTTTGCCGCCTGCGGCTTCTTGAATCCGGCAACCTTAACACGATCATACTGTCTCTGTAAGCCATTCTCCGCACAGAATACGCCATATGCACGGTTCTGATCACGAAGCCTTGAAGATAACTTATCATAATCGCTCTGCAGATTCAGATCATCCGGAAATGCTTTCATCTCCTGTTCCTTCATAAGAAGCTGGCGTTTGGTCTTTCTGATTGCCCGCTCCATCGCTCTCTGTCTCTGCTGCAGATCGTACAGTTCTTGGCTCTCATGGATATCTATCTTCGGATTGCCGTTTTCATCCACATATGGATTGCGCAAGGACTTGTGCCACGGTTTATGCGAATGTCGGCAATTATACCCGTGCAATCCCAGAGGATTAACCACATGTCCCTCTCCGGTCTGCAGATCTATATCATACCCGGTAGATTCAAGTAGATTCGCTGTATCCGGATCAGCACCGCGAATCTTGTATACTTTCCCCTGCCACCAATCATGTGACTGCAATCCTGTAGGGTTGATCTTGTCATGCCGGGCGCCCATATGCGCGGACACCAGAACATATTCTGCCCCAGCTTCCACAATATACTTATTCGTAACCTGTGCAGCTGTCTGGTTCATGGATGTTACAATGCAACATCGCACGGCTGCTTCCAACGATCTCCGGGAACCGGTTGGATAATCCACACGCATACCGTTTTCTGCATACCGATCTAACACCTCACAGATTGCACTACTGTAGGACTGCAACCCACTTGCCACACGAAAATCCACTTCGTTCAGAAGATTCAGCAGATCCCGTTGCGATTGGTCTATGGTTGTGTTTGTAAGATTGCTCAACTCTCCGAATGTTTTCATCATCTCCGCATTCATGGCAGCGATCACCATGTTATTCTGCAGTGGCGGCTGCACATCTGCCAGTCGTTCAAGTACACCCTTATCGTCCGAAAACGAAGTAAGCACACTCTCTCGTAGCAACCGGCGCACTTCATTCCGGCTCTTGCCCGTCAACTCCGAAATGCGTTTTACAATCTCCTGTCGGTGCAATCCCATCTGTTGCAGTTTCCACAGTTCGCGGTCTGCGGTTCCGGATAGGCTCTCTGATTCCACCAGGCGCATGGCAATGTCCTGCAGAATCCAATCTTCCAACTCCTGGTACATCTCTATTAACTTGTCAGATTTTCCATAAAAGTAATCTGGTGTAAGCATCTATCCTTTTCCTGCCTCTCGTTTTACCAGTTCAAGCCATTGTTTTCCGTGTGTTTCCTTCGCCCGCTCGAACCAATGGTCTGTAGTTCCAGGAGTATGTTGTACAAGTGGCATCCCTGTAGGGTACTTCCGTTCTCCCTTATTCGCAAAAGATCGGCCGTCTTCCGTGAGGTACAGCTCCCCCATATACTGGTAATGTGCATATGGGGTATTCCATGCCACCTGTCCGCCATATATTCCATCTGGATAATTTGCCGATCCACGCAAGGCTCCCTGCGCCATTGGTATGTACTCGTCACAGTCTGCAACCACCTGCATATTCAACAGTTTCTGTGCATTCCGTATATTATTATCTATTCTTTTGGTGTCTATGTGGATATCTGCGCATCCCACAGTTTGGTTATACTGCATGTCTATTCCTCGTTGAATAATCCTTTTTCTTGTGATCCGCTTGCTTCTGCAACAGCCGCCTTTGCATCTTCCTCTGAATACCCTTCGAATCTGACCAAATACTGCCACTTTGGAATGTATCCGGAGTTGGCGAGTGTGAGGTTTCTCATTCTGTCCTCTTCCTCATTGTATGTAATGTCCCCGAAGTCATACTGTGGCTCATAATCACCAACCGGTGCAAGACCGTACAAATCCGCAAATACAGATTGCGCATAGAACAAATCATCAAGGCAGTCCTGCATTGCATCCCGTACGTCTTTAATGAGCTGAATAGTACGTCTATCATCTGACTCCACCTGTGTTGCTGTTATCATTCCTGTTTTTTCATCTATAACAAAATAACCGTTTGAGAATCCACACTTTACTCCGGTAAGGGATAGCTGCTGATTGATTCCACTTTTTCTTACATCTGTATTGAGCTGAGGATTGACTTCGTGGTATGTTTCTTCCGCGTCCATCCCGGACATTGCTCTAAAAAACTTAGGCAGCTTCACTTTTTGTCTTACAGTCACGCCCTTTTCATCCCTGTATGCCGGCTTCTGTACCAACCGATCGTCCACCATTACCAATCGCCTGCTGTCGAAAATTTCTTCTGCATTCCGGCTGTATGCTATATCCAAATCTTTTAACTCCTCGATAGCATCTGCAAATGCTGATAATCCAAGCGGGCTTTTTGGATCCACATCATTTGTAGATGGCATCCGGAACAGTCCAAACAGCATCGAGTCAATCTGGTCTCCGCTCTTCTTTGTTATATGCACATCCGGCTGCAAAGCAGACCACTTTGTCATGGTCAGATCAACAGGTTTTCCAAGTTCCCCGGAATTTTCCGACACAAATGCTCTATTCGAGATGGAATAAAACGTTTTATCTGTATACTTCTCTTCATCTGTCATACGTACCTTTGCATTAAAGAATCTGTGATATTCCAGCTTAGTGTAATGCTCTTTGCCCTCCTGGTAATCATCTTGGAATACAATACCGGTTATATTGTGGTTTCCATCTAGCTCTGTGATCTCAAATCGGTCTGGCGTTACAATGTCCACACCAACACCATTCGGTTTAAGAATGACCGTTCCACATTCACACATGGTGCCAGTCCACTCCCGGATATGATCATGTACAGATTTCTCCCAGAACTGTGTCATATACTCTTTCCTTGTTCCATCAAACGTCACATCTATAGCAAGCGTAGCAAGGCGTGCGATTTCCTCACACACAAACTTTGCAAATTTAATTGTCCTGATACCCTCTTCTGGGTCTACCCAATCCGGCTCTCCTTTATAGATCAGCATCCAATTCTGTATTGCTTTCTGCATATCACCGGATGTAATACCAGTCACATGGAATTGGTCCTGCATCTCTGATTGGAACATTCTACTCACTAATCCTTTAATTGCTGCTAATAATCCCATATTTCACCGCCTTATATAAGTCCTCTGTTATATCTGCGCGCTACTGTATAAATAAAATATCTGATAAGATCCATGTGGTGATCGTATTCCTTAATCACTCGATCCTCTCCTACTGCCTTTTCATCCCATGCATACGCGCCAAACTCTTTCTGTGTCTCGGTGCAGCTCTCATGTATCTGGAGCATACCGAGATTCAAATACTTCGTTACCTCTTGGATTCCATTCAACACATCATTATTTCCATCTGTGCAGGTAAACTCTCCATACTTCCGGATTGTTGCTTTCATGGCTGCGGCTGACGGATCAATGACAATGGAAGTGATCGGGAAATCTCCCGCCACCTCTTGGATCATCTTGTAATATGCCTCGTTGTCAATCGTCACTCCGGTTTCCCTTCCAGAATAATGTCCCTCCCGGAGCATCCGTACCCTGCCGCTGTTCTGTAATTCCATAAGTCCTACTGCGAATGGGTTCATGGTTCCGTAATCGATAGCAATGTAATAGGATGCTTGTGGACTGTATGTATACTCTCCGTGAAAAATGTTCTTTTCCTTATCGAACATACCATATACAAGTCCCTCGGCTATCACCCACAGTCCAAGGATAAAACGGTCATAGAACACACCGCTATACATTGCCCTATATCTTTCCTTAATCCTCTCCGACAGGGATAAATTATCATCCATTGTAAAATGAAGATAAATCAGTTTCTTTTCATCAGCCTTATCTATCCAATTCAGTTTGAACCAATGGCTAGGAGAATCCGGGTTACAGTTAAACCAAAACTTAGAACCATCTACAGAGCATCGTCCAGTTGCCTGATTGACAAATGACTCCGGCATCAGCGCAACTTCATCGAAGAACATTCCGGCAAGCGTGATACCCTGAATCAGATCCTGCGACCGCTCATCCTTACCACCAAATATGTAAAAGAAGTTGACTGTATCGCCTTTGCTGATTTCAGCCATATTGTCAGATCTATGATCTGTCACCTTATAACCACGACTCCGGAGCATCAGTTTCAACCAGAACAGCACATTTCGTCGGAATGATCCGATTGTCTTTCCTGCCATGCCGAGATTCTGCATATTAAATGTACTCATCGCCCACAGAACAAAACTTAACGACATGCACAATGTCTTACCGCTTCGGATTGCACCATCTGCTATGATTCCATCCTTATCTTTAACCGGTGAATCTTCACACCACCAAGTAAGAACTTGCTTTTGTTTCTTTGAAAATGGCTTAAACGTAAATCCGTTCTGCTTATACTTCTGCTTCATCCGGATAGCATTCTTCATTACATTTTCTTTTAGTTTACGCACCCGCCGGTCAAAATCTGTCCAATCAATCATCCGACCACGCTTTCTTTGCTGTGTCGTTCAGAGCATCCAAGAAGTTGTCCTGCTCCGGTGCATCCTCTGTAGCATCCTTGGTCTGCATCTCCAATTTAATCAATTCAAGTTCAAGTTTACGCTGGTCAAATTCTTTCCGGTGCTTATCAGATGGATTCATTTCAAAGAATTTTGTCAGCCAGTCTATGGCTTTCTGCGCATCCTTTAATTTTACAGATACGCCATCTTTCCCACGTTTAACCTCTTGGAGCAGTTGTGTATCTGTATCTTTCGATTCTTTCAGGTCAACTGTACTGACCATATACTCAATCCCCGTCTCTGGATCCTCAATCTCTTTCTGCCCAAACGACATATAGTTGCCAATATCTGCAAAAGCAATACGCATCTGTAGTTCCACAATATCATCAGTTCCAGCAACTATCTGTTGACGCTTGATCTCTTTCAATCGCTCTATTTCTGCTCGAACCTTTGGCTTTCTTAGACTTTTACTTCCCTCAACCATTGCAGTCTCGTAACTACACCCATAAGCATTCAAATAGCTTTGGGTTGCATTGAACGTCCTACTGTAATATATGCAGAACATCTGTTGTTCCGGTGTAAGTCCATAATTCTGTAATGTTTCTTTCGTGCCATCATCTATAGGTGCTGCCATCTTGTGTGCACCCTTACCTTTTTGTGTGCACACCTTTTTACTTTTGTGTGCACCCTCTTCTCTGTTCCACCCATACCGTTTCTTCCAGCTTTTAACAGTGTTGATAGTGGTTCCGTACTTCTCTGCTATATCTTTGTACTTCATACCGCCCATGTAGTCCTGTTCTGCTCTCTCATAATTCTCCACTATCTCACCTCTTCTCTGCCAAATGGTACATTTCTAACCTCATACCATAATTATAAAACAGTATTTCAGAGAATTTGTACCATTTTAGGGCATGAAAAAAGAGAGGCACTATCCTCTCTATTAATCTCATTGAATTTGTAGTACTAATGGGAGAAGCACCTTTCCAACGTCAATTCCTTTATCTGCAATCCATTTAATAATCGACTTTGCGTTTTCCCATTTCTTAGTTTTTCTTTCATCTGACTTCACTATATTTTCTAATTCTTGTATCTTCAATAATATCTCCTCTACCTCAAAATCCGGTAATGCCGTCATATTTTCAACCGTTTCTCTTGCCATCTCAAAAGACATATTCATCTCTACCGAATTAGAATTTGTGTTATTATTATTAATTGTAATTCCAGACGCATCCTGACTATATATGTTTACATATTCCATAGCTTTAAAGAGTTCCAACTTCTCGATCATAGTTTTGATGTTCTCCAAACACTTTTCTCCAGTATCATCATAGAATAAATCATGCAATCCGCCATCAAAACCTGATATTATAGCATTGTACTTTGATTTTAATCTTCGATGAATTTCTTTTCCTGCACGAACATCATGTTTCTCTATAATTTCTTTTCCAATTGCGATATCTTGATCTATTATCTTTTTAAATTCATCCTTCATATTCCCACCATCTCCCCAATTTTTACTTGTAATTCCATTATAATCACAAGCATATAATCTTTCAACCACATCCATTTCAATTTTACCACACCATCTTCATTTGTCCGTTCTGCTCCTCCACGATCCGCCCCAGCCTCTGCTTCATGACCCGCTGAACAATCCGTCGCCTGCGATAAAAGCAATTCCTGCTGATCGGGAGAATGCCGTGGTGCGCTTCCAGCATGTCATACGAGGTTCCCTTTACGATGGATTCTGTCAGATATTCCGCGATGAAGCTGTCTACCTGGTTGCAGATTTCGAATACTTCCTTTTCGTCCACAAGACATTCCCCCTTTCATTGTAGCAACAAAAAACCAAGTACTTTGATCGGCACTTGGTTTTATCACATTATTCAACTTTAATTCAACTACATTTATAATAAAAATCACCCTACTATCTACGCTTATTTATTTTCCCAGTTCATTTCAATACAATTCTTCATTTGTTAACTTTTTATCTCCTTTTTTTACAAAATACCTTGTTAATAAACACACTGCTATTTCAATTACTACAAATAGCGTACACACAATATAATATACTACATCATGGTCATAATTTCGTTGTAAAAAAGCGAAAGTAAAGAAAGCAATGGCACCACATATCATCAGAGCCAAAAGTAAGCTGTTAATTCTATAATATTTTTCTTGGTTCTTTATCAAGGCCTTTGATTTATCAAAAACATTAAAAACCCATTCTCTATCACTTGCACTCATAGTATTTAATCGTTCTTGTATTTCTTTTTGGGAAGAATTTTCTGGGATAAGCTCAAACAACTTTCTCTTTATATCATCTTCCAATATTATTTGAAAATTTTTCATATCTAATTTATTCATGGCACATCTCCTTTGTAATAATAAATAAATTATACTACGCCAATCGTCAATATTCAATTGTCAATGTACACACATTTCAGCAAACCAGCTACTCACTTACTACTTTGAACACAAAGCCCCTGCAGTATGGCGCTCCATCTTCATAGATCATAAAATTTTCATGTTCGATTGGTACATCATACGTCCACGGAATAACATTCCCATTCTCGTCTTTGTCCTTGCACCATTTAACATCAAAACTGAATGTATTGGATCTCTCACAGTTATGTACAATTCCACCATCGGGGATTGCTTTCACAGAAATTGTTCCACCTTCCCAACAATCCTCCTCATCAGTAATTGCCCCTTCAAGTTCCACCAGATCATCCGAGGCTCCATTCACAATAACAAATCCATTATCTTTTGCGATCTGCAGTTCCTCTTTGGTAAACTGTAAATAGCTGTATTCTCTTCCATTTAACATTGCTGCAAATTCTTTTAATTCCATCTGTTTTCTCCTTAATTCCAAATCCTTTAAAACAAGCATATTTGCATCTCATCATACAAATACTTTTTTTGCACCGGCACATGCCCGCCGAAAAATATCCGCTTAACACGATCTCTCTGTTTCAGATTCGCCATATAGAAGTTGTCAACCTCTGGAGGTACTGAAAAATAGTATGCTTCTGGATATGGCAAATTCTTTTCCGCGCAGATTTCTGAAATTTTTCTCTGATAATAGAGGATATGGTTTCTCACCAGATTCATGTTGCAGCCATCCGGCCAGAACGGATCACTGCACCCGTTCTGGTTTATGTCCTTCCATTGGCTTATTTCTTTCCGGATCTGCTCACTATATGATTTTACTTTTTTCTCCGGTGTTTCTTCTTTCATGACGGTATCTCCATAAAATCAAACAATGTCGGCTCGTCCACTTCATTCTCGGCAGCCTGTAGATACCCAACGCCATCCCGGAAGTAATCCGGATTCAATTCGCATCCCTTGCCGTTCCGATGCATCTTAACCGCCGTCATTGGAACTGTCATAAGACCACCAAACGGATCATAGACCGTATCGCCCTCATTGCTATATCTGTTGATGATTCGCTCCACGATATCCAACTGTAACGGGCATACGTGCATCTGAGCGCGTCTGCGGCTCTGCGTAGTGTTAAGGGTTCGCATCCGGTTGATATCATCCCACACTTCCAGCTGATTCCATGATCCCGGTGCAACAACCATAAATGTTGCCGGGAGCTTTCCGTCCTTATCCAGATCTTCCGCAAGTTTTACATGTTCCTCATAGTTGTATACGTTGCCGCGGCTGTATTCCCTGTACACCTGCTGTAAACTATCAACCGGGAAATCCTTTAGTTCTTCCTTGCTTACCAGCCTGTTTCCGGATGATCTCCAATAACCATGTGCATCAATCTGCCACTGTGCCCGGGTGTAATCCTCTTTCGATTTCTTAACCGGATCATCCGCGTATGCCGTAGATCTGTCTGTAGGCAGCTTTCTGAAAAGCAGGATATATTCCGGACACCCTACGCCCATCTTTGATCCGTCCTTGCACTGCTCTGTCCAGCCAAGGCGGTATGTCTGGTTATTTTCACGAACCACATCCGTTACAACAGTGATCATGCCGAAATATTGAAAACCATGCTTCATGTAATGGCTAATGCACTGCGCGTGGAATGGTTCAATGGTTGGCATTCCAGTACCGGTTGCATTTCCAAATAATACACGGTCCTTGACATGAATTGCAGCCACACGCCCCGGCCTTAACACTCGAAGCAGTTCCGGTGTGAGATAATCCATCTGTTCAAAAAACCGGTCCGTGTTCTGGTTATGCCCGAAATCGTTATAATTGGCACTATATTCATAATGATTGCCGAATGGAATAGAGGTATGTATCAGATCAATGCTGTTCGTTTCCATTGCCCGCGTTTCTTCTACGCAATCCCCATATACCGCTTCATAATGGTTTCCTCTCACTGTTCTCTCTTCTCTGCTACCTTCCACGCCCATCTTCCTTTCTAACCGCTGTGTCTTGTTCTCCAAATTAAGTCCATACTTCTTCACAATCTCGATCATTTTTGCAACCATGTGATTGTGATTCTTCCATTTTTCCAGTAACGCTTCCTTGATCTGCCGCTCATTTTCCATATAGATAATGTCAATCACAACCGGATCCTGCTGTAAGAACCTGTAACACCGGTGCACTGCCTGAATGAAATCATTAAACTCATAATCAATTCCGAGGAATATCTCCCTGTGGCAATATCTTTGAAAGTTACATCCGGATCCTGATAATGATTTCTTTGTGGCAAATAATTTTGTCCGTCCATTCGAGAAATCAATTACTCGCTGTTCCCGCAGGTCATAGTCCATAGATCCGTAGATATCTACCACATCTGGCAACGCTTTCTTGATTGCGTGCCGTTCATTTTCCAGATCATGCCATAAAAGGAAATGATCTTCCGGCGATTCTTCCACAATCCGCTTCATTTCTGTTACACGGCGGTCAATGCTTTTTCTTTTGACTGCCGCAGCTTCTTTCAATCCCTCGGCCGCTTCCTGAAATAATTGCATCTGGCCGTCCCGATCTGCAGTATCACCATAATGCACCGGCAATTCATGCCATCTCACATCTAGCGGCGGCAAGTCATATCCCTCATCGGAATACTCTGGATTGAGATCTGAAGGTTTCGTGATAAAAAGCGCCCAACTGCTTACCCACATCCAAAATTCATCTTCCATGTTTGGATATAATGTCAAATTGTTCGCTTTGGTGCTGTCGCGTTGGAAAAACCGTGTCAACGCCTGCCCTGTATCCATCACTTCCAGATATCCAGCGTAATGAATCAGTTCCTTGTATTTGTTTGGTGATGGTGTTGCCGTGGCTACCAGCTTATACGGAACGTTCTTGAATTTATCCAAGAATGTCTGATAAGTCTTGCTACCAAAGCTCCTTAAAACACTGGCTTCATCAAGTGATGTCGCCGTAAAGTAGTCTGGCCGGATGTCTCCATCCCGGACACGCTCATAATTTGTTAATACAATCTGGTTTGTTCTTTTCTCCACTTCTTCCATAGTCCGGCAATACTCCGGCTTTTCATATCCAAGCACTTCTACCGCGTCATGCGTGAACTCCTGCTTTACTCCAAGCGGCAACACTATCAACGCACGGCCGCCACTGTGTTCTGCTGCCAAGTGACAAAACTCAATCTCCTGCACGGTTTTTCCGAGTCCAAAACTTTCAAACAGTGCACGTCTGCCGCCTTTCAGTGCCCACACCACAGCATCCCTCTGGTGTGGTTTTAATACCTTGTTGACTTTTTTAGGATCCACAACGAATCCGCTTTCTGTTGCAAGTTCAATCTTTGTTTCCAAAAAATCTTTATATGTCATTTTTCAAAAGGAACCCGATATATCGTTACCCCGGCCGGAGGTTCGGCTCCTTTCTATTGTTGTTTTTCTTCGACTGTGCTAAAATATTGTCGAAAGGTGGTGCTTTTATGGTAATTTTTTGTAAATCTGAATCTATCGAACCTGCGAAATATAGCGACAGAACAATAAAAATAGATACTGTCGCAACCTGCCCTATGTGCAAAACTTCTATCAAGCCAATACAATTACACTCTGTTTTTAAAATCAAAGGTTCTACTATATATGTTGAAAACTTTCATTTTTGCCCAAGCTGTGATCATTCTTTTATTTCTCGCTACGAGGGATCAGTAGACAGCGGTGGCCAACAACTTGATCCTCTTTCATTAAAATCATGCGAACCAAAACAATTTAAAAAACAGACATTCGATCAAAATCTAAATGAATTATCACCTCAATTTGTTAAAATATATAATCAAGCTCTTGCTGCAGAGGTATCTGGTCTTGATGAGATTGCAGGTCTTGGATATCGAAAATGCCTTGAATTTCTTGTTAAGGATTTTGCAATTCATGAACATTCAGATTCTGTAGACAAAATAAAATCCATGCCTTTATCTGCTTGTATTAGAGACTACATAGATGCTCCAAATATTAAAACTCTAGCAACGAGATCTGCCTGGATAGGCAATGACGAAGCTCACTATATCCGCAAACAAGAAGATCGTGATGTAACAGATATGAAATCCTTTATCCAAGCAACTGTTTACTTCATCAGCATGATTCTTATCACAGAAGATGCGGCAACTATGGAGCCAAAATAGATTCTTTTACCGCCTTTGTCTCATGCTCAATCGCAGAAAGACAAAGTTGTGTATCCATTTCAGCAAGGAAATTTCCTTCAAGATCCCAGTACTGAACAACATCACGTACTGGGTCTTTTTCTGTTCCAAGCCCTCTTTTTGCCTTTGTTTCAATTACCTGAATTACTTTTGCACTTTCAGTTCCATCTGGTCTAACCATAATTATCTCCTTCCTTGATTTCCATACGAAAAACTATTATTATAAGTTTGTAATTAGCGCCATATACATTACTACTCACAATGTTTTTATCCTGTTGCTCCGTCATGTGGTCGAACAACCTAAAAGGTAACATGAGTTTTAGATTCATACTTTCAGGAGGTACGATTATGACAATACTTTCAACATTACAAAAAGTTTCAGCGGGTGCGGGTGTGTGTGGGTTGCACGGAACCAATGATTCAGGAGCCTAGGTTGAGTAGTATTTTTTGGACACCGAGGGGTTCGACTCCCCTCAAGCCCACTTATCACATAAAATCTTCTAAGCTCATTTGCCCCTTGCAATTACCACCGATCGTTGTCGGATCCCAGCCAACTCCAATGTAGTCCAGAACCTTCGCCCATCCATAGTCGTTCCCTTCCTTATCCTTGCACATATGGAACATCAGATAATCCCACTCTTTTGGGTTGCTCTCATACACCAGGTCAAACCGATGCGGCCGTTTCTCCATGTGGATTCCAAAACCGCACATACTGCATCCGGTACGCTGTGCCTTTGTTGTGTAAAGCGTTCCATCCGGTTTTTTCTCGATAGTTCCATAAATTTCTGGAATGATACTTTCAGGCATTTCGAAACTTTTTGATAATCTCCCCTCTTTCGAGAGTTTTGCATGATACTTTTCTTTCAAACCAAGTTTCCACATCATATCCATTTCCAAAGCAAGTGTTAAAATATCCTGTCTGTGGAATATCGCAAATGGTGCTGATCTGATCGTGGATGCTCCAAAATAGTTGCAACCATTCATCCTCAGGCTCCTGGCACGTCTGCCACCCTCGGATGCCATCAAACCTAAATACGGTACACTTTTATGTTCCTTGCCCCAATCGTCGCAATTCTTTTCTTTGAGGTAGTAACAGCATTTCGCTGATACCGAGAAATCCGGCTTCTGGAAGTCACACCCTTCGGTTTCGTTCTCATATCCGCCGAACAGTTTTAACCACCGCTGATTGAGCTGCATTTTTGAATCCTTCTGCCAACCACCATATTCCCCGGTCTCTCCCGTTATGATCGCGTGTCTAACGGTCTTATTCTTTTCTGTTGGATTCTGCAGCAATTCGATTTTCCCTGCGATCTCCTTGGATATGACCGGAAAGCCGAATTCCTGTATAACTTTCGGTTTCGTCCATCTTGTCCCATCATCCCGCATGAGCGGCGGCACATTTATAATTCCGATTGCTTTATGTACCCTCTGGATGCTTCGATCTTCCAAAGTTGATGCTGATACTCCCGGAACATCAATCCCGCATACCTCATGGAGAAATATGTATAAAATAATGCTATCCAAACCACCTACAGATACATGGCAGTTCAAACCACGCTTGTCGCACTCTGAACGGAACTCCTGTGCTCTGATCTGTGCGTATTTTCTTTTAAAGCTATAATCCTGCTTTTCTTTCTGCATGAATGAAGCGATTTTTCATAAGCTCCCAGCCGCTTCATCCTTTCTTTTACTGATTCCATTTGTTTTTGAAGTAAAGAGCTCTTTTACGCTGGCCAGCAAACCTCTTACTCCTTTCGACTTATTTTTTCTTTTTCCTTTTCTGCTTAAACTTGAAAACATCATTTTTCTGACGGCTTACCATGCTGCGGTAGCCGTTCATCTTACTGGCTCTGCTTTTGCTCATCTACTCCACCACCTTTCACGATTGCAATTACATCTTCCGTTTTAATTTCACCGCGTTCCCTGATAGACAATTCTTTAATTTGCTTCACAACCTTGTCCGGGTCGTAGACAGTCGGCTGCATATCAATAAAATCAAGAATTGCTTTCATCTGACTTTTGTTGTAATTCCGTCCATTGAACTGCAAATTGTTTGCGTCAATCAGCCTCATCGTTTTTCATCTCCTTTTTTCAAACAATTAAAAATCTCATGTCCAATCATTGCTACAACTGACAGAATGCAAAAAAGTTTAACTCCAAATTCTGTTAGAATATCTAGCCTAATAGATATAAGCATTAGTAGCAAGAAATTTATGTACGATTGAAACATCATTCTTCACCATTCCTTTCAATTTTCCTGCCGCATACAGGGCAGAATTTAGACAGTTCAATTCGAAACGCATCTATTCCGAAATCATATCCGCAACACTCTGTAACTCCATCAATTATCCGCGTTTTTTCATTGTTTCGTTCCACAGCCGCCCGGCATTCTTCCGGTGTGCCGATCGCACGGTACTGTTTTAACTCTTCCATCCATTTTGCAAGCTGTTCATGTTCCTGTGCGCACTGCAAACAATCCGATTTGATATGAACATTAACACTATCCTTTGGTGATAGTTTGGCTTTTCTCCGCTTCTTTTCTGCAACCTCTCTTGCGTGTGATATAGCTTCATCAATCGTCATGCCTACACCTCCAACAGTTCCGGATTGTCAAATGTGTTCCCGATAACCTCATACGGATAGTTTTCGAACACGAGATCTTCTTGACATAATCCGGGTTTCATTCTTGTTTCGTCCCCCTCTTTCACAATAGGCTCCACGAAGAAGCCTATGTTTTTATAGCCATACACGCCCTCATTCCAATCATGTTCGCCATATTTAACCAGCCCCATGTGTTGCCACTCGCACCAATGTTTTTCCGTGGTTTTCTGCAGCAAAATGTCATTCTCCCAAATCAGCTTGCCGTTCTTGTCCTTAAGTCCGGTGCACTGGCAGATGGTGGATGGGTTTACTCTTACCGTTTGGCTGATGCTTGGTTTCTTAATATCATCAACCTTTTTGATCTGCCAAAATCTGTTTTTTTCATCACCTGCGAATGGAACAAGAAACCCTTCTACCCATTCACCGTTACCAATCCTTTTGCCACGACATAAAAATCTATTTTCCATGTTCGCCCTCACTTTCTGCACATAACCACTTCATAGCACATTCTTCTGTCTTTTCGCATTCTCCACGATGAGCCATAGTATTTTTTATGCATTCTTCCGTAGGCTGACAGATAAAGTCAGAAACCATCGGCAAATACATCGCAAGTTCTTCGTCCGTCATGCTCCGGATCTGGTCTGCATTACTCTTTGGCTTACATGCTACGTTTCTCATACACTCGACCATACCTGCCTCCTAACTAAACGACGCTTCTGGTTCTTTTTCTGGATGAATATAACCACCATCATATTCCTCATCAATAATGATTACGGTTCCGGCTCTGGACAATCTCAAAAGCAAGACATCAAATTCACTCAAATTTCTAAGTGACGAAATTGTCAAATCCCTATAGGTAGAAAGCGTATACGGTTCTTCTTTGCCGCTATCCCATATCCACTTTGACACAGGAATTTCTACATTCAACTTTTCGTCATGCTCGTTTTCAAATGTGATAACTGCTCTCTGTGTGCTACTCCATGATGGCTTATCTTCCAACTCAAACCTCATTTCACATTCTACTGATTCATAAGAAACACCATCATCGTAATCAATGCCTAAGTCGTCTGTGTCGATATCCCTTTCACATTGCTTAATCCATGCTTTGAACAAATCCGTGAGTTTGATTTCTTTCTGCTCCGGCTCCATCATAAGGTTTTTAAAATTCTCCAAAACCTTTTTATTTCCGATACAGAAATCCGAATTAACAATCTCTGTTAAAACAGAATCAAGTTTAGGAAGATATTCCGAAAAATCATAAGTCTCAATATATGGGGCCATGATTTCTTTTACCTTTTTCTCGATTGCAGCTTTTGCATCTCCCCAGCGAAAAGCATCTTGTATTGCATTTTCTAACGCATTCGCGAATTTTTCTTTGACTATTTCGCTCACTTCATCCGAAGATAGACTCTCCTGTGCTATTTTCAATAATTCTTCTTTCATTTTCTCTGTCTCCTTTTTCCACACCATATCGGACTATTTGCCACCTTCTGCTCAATCAGACGCATACTATCAATGCATAATCGTCGGTACCCGTCCTGCCTTTCTTTCTGCACCAAAATACATGATTCACACTCATCACAATGAGGAAGGTTGCTTTTAATCCTCGCTCTATAATCCCTTTGCTTTTGCCTGTACAATTCTGGATTTACCGCCCATCTGCGCCGTTTAAGCAACGCTGCAATATCATTTTGTTCCATTTCGCAATCCGGTTCCTCACACTCTGTGCAGTTTGGATATTTGCAATCTTTCATTCTTTGATCCTTTCTCGGGCGGCAATCGCCAAGGTAAACCAACATAACTTGTGATAACTATTGGCAATCTTCGCGTTCCTTTGCGTTAGTAGTTTCTTTTGCTTTCGCTGGTGTTTCAACCGTCCATCAGCTTCCGGATCATGTCCTCCTGATGCAGCTCTGCGATATGATCCCGCACGCTTTCTTCCGGGAATGCGATCTGGTAGGTTCGCTCCTTGATCCGGTTCGTGATGCGGTCATCGTACTGCAGCGTTTCCAGAGATTCATTACTTGTGAAAATCGTCACTTTCCGGTTTATATAACGCTCATTGATGATCTGGTACAGCTTGTCATTGATCCAGTCTGCCGGCCGTTCCACTCCGAAATCATCAATGACCAGGATATCTGTGGTGCAGAGTTCATCCAGCAAACGGCTCTCACTGTATTCCGCGTCCCGCCGCCATGTATTCTTGATTTCCTGCAGGATGGTCAGTGATACCGCAAATTTGACTGCGTAGCTTTTCATCAGCTCGTTTGCAATCCCTGCCGCAATCCTTGTTTTCCCACTGCCCTTTGTCCGGGACCAGATAAACAGTCCCATCCCCTGCTCCCTCTGGTTCTCAAAATCCCCGAGGTACGCTTTTATGATCCGGCAGGCATCCGACACTTTCTTCCTGCTGTCCCGCTCCCGGTACACATCCATCCGAAATGTTTTCAGTTCCATTCCCCTAAATGTTTCCGGGATATCCGCAAACCGCAGCCGCCGCAACATGATCGCACGCTCCCGGCACTTACACGGCACGGCTGTTTCAATACCGTCCTTTTCGGTCAGAATCCATTCGCTGCCCTTGCAGACTGGGCACACATCAGAACCCTTCGAAACATCTGGAATATCCGCGTTCTTCAAGCAGTTCGTTGAGCGATTTTTCACGCGCTCCAGTATTCCGTTGATCATGTTTTTCATCTGCTGATCCATCATCCACTCCTTCCAGGTATTGCATAAACAGGTTTTCTTTCAAAAAGTTCTCCGGGTTCTTGATGTACCGGGCTGGTGTCTTTTTCCGCTGGCAGGCAATAGCATAATTCTCTGCCGCTGCAATCAGGCCAGCTTCCGACACTCCGGCATCAACCGCATTGCAGTATTCCGTCTCTGCCAGATAACCAGTGCAGGTTTTCGGATAGGCTGCGGCAAAATCTGCAAACCGCTCCACGGGGGATATAGGGGGTGTGTTTCTTTCCTTCTTCCCTTCTTTCTTTTCTTCTATTGTTGTCGTTTGAATGTCGTTAGAATGTCGGTTGCCTGTCGGTTGCCTGTCATTTTGCTTGTCGATTGTCTGGTACAAATCGTACTTAACCACTGTAAATACAGTAAATTTGTTTGTCGTTTTGCTTGTCACTTCGCCTGTCTTTTTCAGATGTGAAATTGCGGTGCGGATTTCGCGCTCCGTAAGCCCTGTTTCGCCCGACAGCTTCCCGATGGATGAGACAAACGATCCACGTGGAACCGTTGTCCCTTTGAAATTTCCATCCTTCCAGTTGGCTTTCAGAAGCATATGGATAAACAGCCGGGTTGTATTGATATCTGTGTACCATTCCCATTCCAGTAGCCCGCGGCTCAGCTTTATGTAGTTGCCATCCAATCACTCCACCTCCCGAATCAGCACTTCTCGCCACCTTTCAAATGTCATTTTCATTCCGCCTTCACAACAATTCCATACACCTTATACATCTGCCGGAACCGGATCACTCCCATCTGGTGAGCAATCGTATGGTGCTCCCTGCACAGGCAGATCTTCTTATAACCCGAATCATCCACCTTCCGGCGGTTATTTCCCATACCGATTGCATCTTCATGATGGATTTCCCCATCCTTGCCGCAGATGGCACACTTTTTATGCATTAGGCAGTAATACAGATACCGCCCAATATCATCCGTCCGGTCAATCGCATTGTCTGAAAGTGGGATTCCCCACTCTAAAGCAAATTCCAAGATCGTATTGATAAACTCCCTCGCGGTATCCATCGAACAGTTAGAAAGGCTGAAATAAGGATCTCCTGTACGGATCATATGCTCATACTTCATCCGTTCCTTCATTTCTTCCGGTGGATAGCCTGTCCAGTCTGCAATATCCCGGATCGTTGCATATGCTTTCTTCCTCTGCTCCGCAGAGATATGCCGCCCATCATCAAAGCGGATCTCTGCATTCTTGATCTTCTTTCTCTGGAGCAGACCACCAAGTTTCATTCCCGGAACGGAAACAACAAGATCTGTTCCATCACTGTTTTCCCGGTACTGCTTCACATCTACCATCGTATACATCAGTCATCACCATACTTCGATTTCAGACTGTTCAGCATTGTACCAACATCTTCTGCTGATAAACTGTCCCAAGTCTTTCCGTTGCTCGTGATCCAGTATTCAAGATTCACCTTATGTTTGATGCACAGGTCTTTCAGTATCTTAATATTTGCCGGGCTCGGCTTCTCCTCATTACGAGGAATGATGTTGTTAAAAGGCTGCATTTCTTCTTTGAGCCACAGGTTAAATCCAAGCCCCGTATGAATTGCCACACACTTTACAAAGGACCGGCACATACTGTTCCATACCCTCTGCTGGCTCATGGAATTATCCTTGACCGGATTGGAGCCATTCATCACCGGCGACTGCATTTCATACTCATTTTCATCAATTACAACTTTAATTCGTGTCTCATAACATCGATTTGTATTTCCTTTACTATCTGTGAAATCTTTTGAAACCATGCGCAAAGAACTTCCCGTTCCCTCATCCGGAATCGGCACCCAGTAAACTTTCTTTGCACCATTCTCATGCAGCAGATCAATACATTTCGCCCAATTGAGATACGTCATTCCATCCCGTTCCTGGCAATATGGAGTTACGTCAATTTTGCGCATTTCTTCCCACGATTTAAGTGCCATACATCATATCCTCCAACTTCATTTCCATCTGTCCATCCCTGCCACTTCTATATGCTGCAAGGATGTTTTTATTGTTCTCCTTTTTCTTTTCCAGGCAGTCACATGATTCACCCGGATCAAGATGTGCCCCACAATAGGGGCAGGGTCTGTAATACATCACACCACCTTCCGGAAGCATGAAACCATACAATCTTCACAGTAGATTTCTCCGCCAACGTCATAACAATAATCATCCTGAATATGATCCCCACAGCAGACGCACACCGGCCGTTGTTCCAGCCATTCGTCCTGCTCATCCTCATGCATCCGGAAGAAATCATAATTATCCGGGATCGTTTCCATTGTCGGCTCCTTCCTGCAGCAGATCATAAATTGCCTTTGCTTCACCTTTTTGCAGCAGGTCATAGATCCAGTCCGCTGTCTCATCATCCTGTCCGTCTATCAGTGCCGCATAGATCTGCTCCATCGGCTCGTCCATAAGCGGACACGCTGCTTCGGTGTAAATAAATGATCCTGCATTGTTCAGAATCTTTTCTGCGTCCTTGCAGTGCAAATACGCACTTACAAGCGATTCGATTTGACGTAAATTCATATTTTTCACTTGCACATTAAATATATTTCTTGTAAAATAAAGGCATAGCATTTTTAATGCTTATTTTTCTTTTGTTTCCCGAGAGAAATAAACCCCCAATTAGATGGAATCATTGCTTTGGTCGGCTAATTCCATCTTTTTTATTTCCACATCCAACACTTCCTTGAAATCCCCATCATTTTTCTTTTCCTTTCGCGGGTACGTGAGATTCGAAGCTTTATTCGGATATTGCGGATACATACGCTTTATTCCACTGATGTGCATTTTTCTCCTTTCAACTTGCTTTCCGGAGCTTCTGTATACAGTGCTCGGTTTCCTTCCGCTCTCTTTCCACTCTCTCGAGTGTGTATGCCACATGTGCGATCACCGCGCCAGCAATTACCATTCCTGCGGCAATTATCCAGCCAACTCCCTTCGAGTCCATAGCCATTGCGCCAAGCGCCATAACTACAATTCCGATTTTAAATGTTCTTTCTTTCATGTCCTGCTCCTATTCCGGGATGTTCCGAAACTCCACTGTGATCTTCAATCCAAGATCATCAGCCAGACGGAAAAAGTTCTCGACATTCATTCTTTCCGGCTTTCTGATCCAGTTTTGGATTGTTTTCTCCGTGACACCATACTTCGGTGCAAGGTCTGCCGGATCTTTACTTTGTTGCGCCTGTCCGCCCGCCATCATTCCACGAACATATGCCATTTTCTTCTTTGTGGTGCTCTGCGCAAGATTCGTTTTTGGCATTTTCTCACGCTCCTTTCTGTTGTCCGTTTTATTGGACGCACAATGCTATACCCTGCTCTTAGGTACGAATTGTTTTTCGCTCATTCTCAAACATTGCCAAGTCATCCTCAGAAATTCTGTATTCTCTGCCGAGCTTGATTGCATTGAGTTTCTTCTGGCGAATCCAATCCCATACCGTAATGACTTTTACCTTGTATCTCTCTGCAACTTCGTCACAAGTGTACATTTTCGACAAAAATATCCCTCCTTTTTGTATGGATTTTATACTTGTGTTTACTTCGGTATAGTGATATAGTTTAATAAAACGAATTATACTTATATCTCAAACGAAGTATTTGTTTGAAACCGAACTTTACGTGGCTGTTTACTTCGGTTCAATTAAGTATGTCTAAACTATAGCATTGCTTACTTCGTTTGTCAACAAGTATTTACTACGTTTTTGCAAAAGTATTGTTTTTGTGAAAGGTGAATATATTATGTATGACAATTTTATGCAATTATTACAACTGCGTGGGATAAGCGCATATAAATTCTGCAAAGATACAGGAGTATCACAATCTACAATAAGTACGTGGAAGAAAAAGGGCTCTAGGTGTGGCATTGATTTAGCTGAAATAATTGCAAAATATTTTGATGTAAGCATTGACTTTGTTATGTATGGTAATGAAGGTGAAAATGTAAATTCTCAAACAAATGCATCTCTTACGCCCAAAGACGAACGAGACATTGCCAAAGACATGGAAAACATGCGTAACAAATTATTAAATGAATCTGCTGGTCCACTATCCTATGATGGAGAACCGATACCAAAAGATGATGCCGAGCTGCTGCTGGGGCAAATAGAATTGATGATGCGCAAATTAAAACCGATCAATAAAGAAAAATATAATCCTAACAAAAACAAAAAGTAGGTGTTACATAATTGAGAAAAGACATAAAACAGTTAGTCAATTATTATGTAAGAAAATTTAATACCAGAAATCCATATGATCTTGCAAAAAGCCTAAATGTAGAGGTTCAAATTGGAGAGCTTGGCAGTCGCGCTGGATGTTATATGTTCCTAAAAAACCATAAATGCGTATTTCTGAACGAAGATCTGGAAGAAAATGAAATGCGGCTCGTAATGGCTCATGAGCTTGCACACTCGATTATGCACAGGAAAGAGAATTGTTACTTTATAAGAAACAAAACTTTGCTGCTCACATCCAAGATGGAAATTGAAGCAAATACATTCACCGCTGAGCTACTTATACCGGACGAATTGATTTTAGAAAATCCAGGCATATCGGCAGATCAGATAGCAAGAATCGCTGGATATGATAAAAAAATCATGAATTTTAAAAATAAAATCTTGATTTAGGGAGAGCAATTATGTTTTTTGATAAAATCTTGAATTTTTTCAAAATAGAGAATCTATACAAAGAATCTGATTTTAGAGACTCTCATTTTCAATCAAATAACATTAAGTGTGATAATACTGCTCATCAAACAGAAAATTATATTGGTCCTGCCTCAACTCATGAGCATGTTATGGAAATACTGTCTTACTGGAGTCAACATCAATATCAAAAAGTTAATTATAATTACTATCGAGAAGCTTCTTCTTCTGAAAAACAAGAATATGCTCTGATAGATATATTATCCTGTTTTTCAAAAGGGGCTCGCAATTTACATAGCTTTTCGCAAAACAGGTTGCATGATCTCGGTATTATCAATTTTGACTCCTATACTCAGTTCTTGATTTCAGAAAAATATATTATGCGGGCGGATATAATAAATACACTTATTGCAAAATATAATTCTCAAGAATTAAAAACAATAGCCGAAAGTGTAGGCGTAAAAAAGACTGGTAATAAATCCGAATTGGCGCAACGAATTGCAAATGAGCTTTCTTCTTCTGAGGTAAATAGAATACTCAGTGAAAATCCATTATATATTCTTTCTGAAAAGGGGCATTCTTACCTTGCAGTAAATGAAGATTATGTGCCACTACATAAATATTTATATTTGATTTCACTCGCAGAATTTAATGATAACAGAATACCTAATGGCGGACGATACCACAGGAACTTTTATGACACAATGTTTCAGATTTTAACAAATAGGAAGTTCTTTTTTGAACGCCATAGGGACTTCGAAGATGTTGGTTCAATATCTTTACAACTATACAATATGCTAATTGAAGAATCAAAGAAAACAACCAACAATGTTCCTGCCGATGTTATATTAACTAACTACGTTGAAAATTTGTATATACAAACGTGTTTTTGTTTTCACGCATATAGCTCGTTGGAGCATGGCGTTTTCCCCAGTTCTTACAACAGTTATATTGTTCCAAAGTCAAATAAAGATATCGAAAAATTAGCAAGCCAAGAACCTTATATAAATTATGAATTGTTATTTATCAATAAACCTCCAAGTTTCTTTACATATAGCGAATTCAAACAATACATCCACGAAATGTTATCTGGTCAAATGTTTGATGGGCAGAAATGGGATTTAAAAATTCAAAATAGAGTAAGGGAATTTGACAATATGATTAAAGGAGAATACTAATATGGCACTATTCAAATGTCCAGAATGTGGAGACTTAATTAGTACTGAAACTATTCACTGCCCCAAATGTGGATATGACGTGCATACATATATGGAAGAAAACGGGGATAAAATTCAGTGCAATCATTGTTGGAAATTAAATACTCCAGGATCAACGCGCTGCATATATTGTGGAAATAATCTACAATATTCAAATACAGTGCGTCAAGGACTTCCAAAAGATGAAATGAAACAGGAAAAAGTAGAGGAGCATGAAAGAAAGACTCTTCCACTGATTATAACCGTTGTTATAATTGTTTTATTATTGCTCTGCTTAGTACCAAAAGTTTTTGTAATTGTATAATAAAAACCGCCCCGGTGCTGGAACACCAGAGCGGCAAACGTGCTCCGAAGATACACGCCGTGAACAAGCATATTGTATCATCAGGAGCGCGATAAATCAACTACCGCGCTATTTTTGCGCCTATTTTTAGGAGGAATGACACATGAATGCAAGAAAATTACCATCCGGATCTTGGAGAGCACGGCTCTTTCTGGGCGAGGATGAACAGGGGAAGAAACACTACAAGTCATTTACAGCAGCAACCAAGCGTGAAGCAGAACGGCTGGCACTGAATTATGCCGAAGAACGCGCCACACCGGACAGAATCACATTCAAAGATGCCCTTGCCAGATACATAGAATCCAAATCCAATGTGCTCTCTCCGTCCACCCTGCGCGGTTACCGGCAGATGGAAAAATATTACGATCCAATCAAAGATATGGATGTATCAGAAATTGACCAGAACACAGTTGTTGGCTTTATAAATGAATTTGCGGGGAAACATTCGCCCAAGACCGTTCGAAACGCATACAGCCTACTTTGTGCGGTCATACGCCTGCAAATACCGGATGCATCATTTCGTGTTACTATGCCCCAAAAAGAAATCTTACAATACTATATTCCAAAGGACGAAGAACTGCAATCATTGCTTTCCTATACCAAAACAGCAAACTATGATCTATACGTTGCAATTCTTCTTGCATCTATTGGAACATTACGAAGATCAGAAGTGTGTGGATTATATGCAGATGACATACAAGGAAATACGGTGCATGTTCATCAAACAATGGTAAAGAATCAAAATTATAAATGGGTACTAAAATCAGTTGCCAAAAATAGTACATCTGATCGTTATGTTGAATATCCAGATAAAGTCATTAAAGAACTTCCTGTTTCCGGCAAAATCTGCAATCTTAACCCGGATATGATTACGCATGATTTCGGACGCACGATAAAAAAACTTGGATTGCCACATTTTCGTTTCCATGATCTGCGTCACTATGCAGCCACAATCATGCACGCAATGGGTGTACCAGAAGCATACATCATGGAGCGTGGAGGTTGGAAAACCAACACTGTTCTGAATCAGGTATACCGCGGTACCAGATCGGATTTTTCAAAAAAATATTCCGATCAGGCAAACGGATATTTTGAAAACCATCTTCTTTGATTCGTGTCATCTTTCATGTCATCCACTTTGTTTTTTTGATTTCAAAATAAGACTTCTTGTTTCTCATTTGGAAATATAAAAAGTCACAAAAAATCCAGTGTTCTCAACGTTTTCTTCCGAATCCGCATAAACACTGGATTTTCTTAAATAGTGGACTAGACGGGAGTCGAACCCGTGTCCAAAAACCAATTCCCTGTCCTTCTACGAGTGTAGTTTATTCTTTGACATTCCCTCCGCCACACGAAAA